ACTTGGCCCGCGACATTCCGCCACAGGCCGCCCAATACTTGCCCACGCTGGGCGATCAGGCCCGAGAGCTGGCCCCAGCCATCCCGGCGCACTACTTCGGCGCGCTGATCGAACACGAAAGCGGCTGCCCGGCGATCAAACGCATGTGCTGGAGTCCAACGGCGCGGCTCAAATCTGCCCGCGAAGAAGGCGCAGGCCTGGGCCAATTGACCAAGGCTTTTCGCGCCGACGGGTCTTTGCGCTTTGACAGCCTGACCGAATCCCGCAAGCTGGACCCGCGAGGCCTCAACGATCTGCGCTGGGACACGGTGTACCAACGTCCTGACCTTCAAATGCGGGTCATGGTCTTGATGACCCGGCAAAACTGGAACCGCGTGAGCACCCTCACGCCAGACCCATCGCTGCGCTTGGCGCTCACCGACCTGGCATACAACGCAGGCGTGGGCCGCTCGATGAACGACCGCCGCGCCTGTGGCCTGGCCCGTGGGTGTGACGTGGACCAGTGGGCCGGACACATCGAGCGCACCTGCACCGCCAGCAAAAAGCCCCTTTACGGCAACCGCAGCGCGTGCGACATATCGCGCCACCATGTGGCCGACGTGGTGGGCACCCGCATGGCCAAGTACAAGGGGCGCGTGTGATGTTCCAAGCCGCCACATTCAAACTCACCGGCGTGCTGGTCTTGAGCCTGCTGATTGCCGCCGGTGCCATGCGCCACCAGCGCGACGAAGCCCGCACGGCGCTTGCCGACTACCGCGCCCAAGTGGCCCAAGCCACAGCCCAAGCCCAAGCGCAGACCCGCGTTAAAGAAGCCTCCCTGCTCACGCATGCCGAACAACTCAAAACCGCCCTGGCCAAGGAAATCGACCATGCAAAAACTCGCCAAGATCGCCTTGTTGCTGGCATCCGCTCTGGCACTCAGCGCCTGTCAATCGCCGCCCACTGCCCCGCTGCCGGTCAAGCCGCCACAGATCCCGGCTTTGCCGCTGGAGCTGGGCCCGAAGGTGCGCGAGCCGAACTTGACCGATCGGCTGCTGAAGCTCTTGTCGCCATCGCCGCTGACGGTGACACCGCCATCCGCGAGCGCAACGCCTGCATCGCCCTCTATGACGCCACCCGCGCCACACTGAACCAGGACTGACCGCCGTGTACAAACCCGCCAGCCTGCGCGCCCACCTGTTGGCCCAAGTGCCAGGCCTGGGCGTGGATCACCTGCACACCTTCATCGACCACGGTCACATCAGCGCCACCGCTGGCCCCAGCCACTCGTTCGTGTATCACTACACGCTCAATGCCATCCTGACCGACTACGCCGGGCACAGCGACGCGGTGATCATCCCCATCCTGACTTGGCTGCGCCAACACCAGCCCGAGCTGCTGCTGGGCTCAGACGTGCTGGGCGATGCCTTCACGTTCGAGGCCGACATCCTCAGTCACGACACCTACGACTTCGGCATCAAGCTCAAGCTCAGCGAGCGCGTGAGTGTGACCACCGACGCCACCGGCACCGCCAAAGCCCAGCACCACGGCGAGCCCCCGCTTGATCCGTATGAAGGCATCAAGCACTGGCAGCTTTTTGTCCTGGGCGAAATGGTCGCCGAATGGGACGTGCCCCCGGCACCCTGAACCATCCCTGACGAATCGTTATGAGCCAAGACCTGAGCGACCTCACCACCTGGGCCAGTGGCCTGCTGGCCCAGCTCAATGCCAGCAGTCGCAAAGCCCTGGCCACGCGCATCGCCGCCGATTTGCGCACCGCCAACCAAACCCGCATCGCGGCCCAAACCGCGCCAGACGGCACCGCCTACGCCCCCCGCAAACCTCAGCTGCGCACCCAGCTCCAAGGCCGTGGCGTGCGCAAGGGCTTGATGTTCAAAAAACTGCGCCTGGCCAGAAATCTCAAAGCCCGGTCCACCAGCGCCGCCGCCGTGGTCGAGTTCGCCAGCTCTGTGCAGCGCATCGCACAAGTCCACCACCACGGCCTGCGTGATCGCGTTAACCAGGGCAAAGGCCCCGAGGTGCAATACGCTGCCCGCCCGCTGATCGGCATCAGCGACCAAGACACCCAGCGCATCAGCGATCTGATCTTGGACCACTTGGCCAAGGCCTGAAACGCCCCTAAAGCCGGGTGAAACCCTGCCTCTTGTTGTAGGCCCACAGCCCACAACACAAAGCGCTGGCCCCGCGCGCGCACGAGAGGCACCATGGGGCCATGTCACTTGCAGACCTTTCCCGCCGCCTAGAAAACCTCATCCGCATCGGCACCATTGCCGAAGTGGATGTGGCCGACCCCGCCGCACCCCGCGTGCGCGTGAAAGACGGCGAACTGCTCACCGGCTGGGTGCCCTTTGGCGCACTGCGCGCAGGCACGGCCCGCGTCTGGAGCGTGCCCACCGTGGGCGAACAAGTCATGGTCCTCAGCCCTTGTGGCGACTTGGCCAGCGCCGTGGTCTTTGGCAGCCTGTACAGCACCACCACCCAGGCCCCCAGCAAAGACCCACACGAACACATCATCGACTTTGCCGACGGCACCCGCGTGAGCCACAACGACGAAACCGGTGCCATGGTCTTCACTGGCATGAAAACCCTGCTGATCAAGGCCAGTAAGTCGGTCACCGTGGACACCCCGGCCACCAACCTCAACGGCACCGTCACGCACGCAGGCGAAGCGCTCAAGAGCAACGGCGTGGTGCTCGACAAACACACCCACGGCGGCGTGCGCGGTGGCGGCGACAAGACAGGTGCCCCCGCATGAACCCCACCCGCACCTCAGGCACCAACCGCCACACCGGCCAGCGCCTGACCGAGACCGCCCACATTGCCCAATGCATCGGCGACATCCTGAGCACGCCGCTGGGCACCCGCGTCATGCGCGAGGACTATGGCAGCTTGATCCCTGAGCTGATCGACCACCCCCAGACCCCGGCGCTGGACCTCAAGCTGGCTTCGGCCGCATTCATGGCCATCGTGCGCTGGGAGCCTCGCATCAAGCCCACCCACATGATCGTGAGCCCGGCGGATCTGAATGGGCGTCGTGAGCTGATCATGCAAGCCAACCGCGCAGACGGCGTGGGCGAAAGCATCAGCCTGCGCACAGCACTGGGGGCACCAGCATGACCAGCGCCGCCACCACACTGGACCTGAGCGCACTGCCACCACCGCAATCGGTCGAACAGATCCGCTTCGAGCAAGTCCTGGCCGACATGCTGGCCGACCTGCGCAAACGTGACCCGGCTTACAACACGATCAGCGAAGCCGACCCGGCCTACAAAATCCTGCAGGTGTGCGCTTACCGCGAAACCCTGCTGCGCCAACGCGAAAACAACAAGACCCGCGCCCTGATGCTGGCCTTTGCCACCGGCGCAGATCTGGACCACATCGGCATGACCTACTACAACGGCACCACGCGCTTGGTGCTGCAAGCGGCCAACCCGCAAGCCAGCCCACCACAGCCCCAGCAGCTGGAAAGCGACGACGACTACCGCCGCCGCCTGCTGCTGCAGCCCGAAGGCGAGAGCGTTGCTGGCCCCGAAGGTGCCTACGTCTTCCACAGCCTTAGCGCCCACCCAGACGTGAGCGACGCCACCGCCTACAGCCCATGGCCTGCAGGCGTGGTCGTGACCGTGCTGGGCCGTGGTGGACAAACCCCAAGCGCCGATACACTCGCAGCCGTGGCCAGCAAACTGGTGGCAGCCGTGGTGCTGCCCACAGCCGCCACGGCCATTCCAGCCGCCGCCGACATGCCAGGCCCCGTGGGCTACACATCGGGCGGCCTGCGCCCTGTGGCCGACCGCGTCATCGTGCGCCCTGCCACCATGGTGGGCTACACCATCGACGCCGATGTGATCATGCCCACCGGCCCCGACAACAGCATGATCGGCCAGCTCATTGCCGCCAACCTGCGCGCCTACAAAGACGCGCCCCGCCGACTTGGCCGCGACATTGCCCGAAGCGCACTCGACGCCGCGATCCATGTGGCCGGTGTCGAGCGCGTCATCCTCAACCAACCCGCCGCCGATGTGATGCTCGACATGACCAAGGCCGCGCAGTGCACAGGCATCGCCGTGCGCATCAACGGCGTGGCGCTCAGCGTCTGACACAGCCATGAGCACACGCCCCACCGACCGCACAGCCAGCCTGCTGCCACCACAGGCCACGGCGCTCGAACGCGACCTGGAGCAAGCCACCGCGCGCGTGGCCGATGTGCCCACCCCGTTTGACACCCTGTGGAACCACGCCACCTGCCCGGCCCACCTGCTGGGCTGGCTGGCCTGGGCCAACAGCGTGGACGAATGGGACCCGGCCTGGCCCGAAGACGTCAAGCGCGAAGCCATCCGCATCGCCCCCCTGCTGCACCAACGCAAAGGCACTGTGTGGGCGCTGCAAAACGCACTCAAGCCCTTGGGCACCACCACCCGCATCGAAGAATGGTGGGGCATGAACCCGCCCGGTGCACCAGGCACATTCAGGGTTACCACGCTGATCAGCCGATCAGACTTGGCAGGCACCAGCACAGCCGAAGGCCCACTGCTGACGCCAGCACTGACCAACAAAATCAAAGCCGTCATCGACTGCAACAAGCCCTTGTCGCGCAGCTATGGCCTGCGCATAGGCGTGGGCCTGAAAAGCCGCCACCGCGAAACCACCGCACTGCGCCCCGCGCAAAACACCCGGCTTGAGGCCAAGCCCGAAACACGCCACCTCATGACACACCGGCTGCGCGAATGCGCCGCCCTGCGCCCAGCCATCCACGCCACCCTTTGCATGGTGCCAACCCCATGATCCTCAGACCCACCAAGACCGTTGCAGGCCGACAGGCCACATTCAACAGCACCGCCAATGGCTCACAGCTGGTGCTCACGCACATCAGCATCGGTGACGTCGGTGGACCCATTGACGATGGCCGCACCGCCCTGCGCAGCGAGCGCGAGCGCGTGGCCTGCTTTGGCTCACGCATCAGCCCAGACCAAATCCACCTGGACAGCGTGTTTGCAAGCGCCGCTGAATATTGGGTCCGTGAGATCGGCATCTGGGCAGGCCCGCTGCTGGTCTATTACTGGTCCACAACCGGGGCCGAGCTGGGCTACAAGGGCGCGAGCTTTGAATGGCTGGTCGGCCTGGACTTGGCCATCGACCCCACGGCTGATGCGCAAGTGACCGTCACCGCTGCCCCGCCCAACGTGGGCATGACCGTGGCCCCCTACATGGCCACGATCCTCAAATCAATGTGCGACACCAACCGCCTGGTGCTGCAGAAAAATTATCTCAACTGACCCCGAAAGAGAGGCCCGACAAATGCCAACCCTTGAACAACAACTGGCCGATGCCATCGCGTCGCAAAACGCGCTCACGCAGGCGGTGGCAAGCTATAAGTCACAACTAGATTCGACCGTGGCTGCGCAAAAGGCGGCTTACGACGCTTGGCGGGCGGGTGCTCGTGATGAAATTTTGGTCATGCGTCGGCAAGCATTGAACACAGCTGTGATCGACAAGTCCTTTTTCAAGCTCGATGATCCTGCGAACTTCGATAGCCCAGCCGATAAATCCGCGACAAAGTGGAAGGCCATTGGCATCAACCAGGTGTATGCGCTTGAAGGCTGCGTGGTGAACGTGGACACCGACTGCTGCGCAAGCGTGTATGGCGGCTATTACGAAACGCCCGTCAAGTATGCGACCGACCGGAGCACTTCCAAGTGGCAATTTGTGCTCGCAAACATGGAGGCCACATCAGATCAAATCAACGCCCGCATCAAGGCCAGTGGGCTGAAGATCAATGACTTTGGTTGCTGGAGCGATGACGCACAAATCCTGCGCACGACTTGTGTCCAGAT